CTTTCCTCTTTGGTTTCACAGCCAAACATATTAAAACTCATGTCAACTGCACTTGTATAAACTTTGATAACATCTGTTTGATTTAATGTTATACCTAAAACTATTGGTAGGGAATCGTTAGCTGCTACTGATTTATCAAAATATATAAATTGTTTATCATTAGCACTTGCTCCACCTACATGAACACTTAGCCTAAAAGTGATAGCAGAACCTGTGCGATTTGCTGCAACAATAGAACTAACTGTTGTTTGTGTCATGTCTGGAACTGTATATAGCACAGTAACTGTGGTAGCTGCTGGGTCTACTTGTCCTAATACTTTAAGATTATCAGCCATGTTTTATTCCCATAAGTAAAAACTGGTGTCTTTTAGAAGCCTTACTTGATGTTGTAGACTTCATCCTATCTATTAAAGTAATTTTAACATTAATATCTTGTATTGCTTGTTCTATTATCCTGCGTGTAACTGCTTCATTATTAGCATCAAACTCTAGGCTTGGTAGTGGCAATGCTATTGTTTTAATATCAGCCATTATCTTTTACCATCTGGTCTAATTTCCAATCTAAGGTCTCCTGCTCTCCAACCATAGTCACTAGATGAGTTTGATATTCTTACTGCAGCTTGTCTGCTTCTAGCTCTTGTATTAGAGAATGTAGAGTTAGGAGTTACATTAATTGTCTGTAATGTAGTTAGGTCTTGCAGTGGGTAATCTCTGCCTTTAATTGTATAAGTTACGCTATCGCTTGTTCCTTGTTGATCTCTAAATTGTACATCAGGTATTAGTTTAGATATAAAAGTAAACCTTTCACCATCTGGCTCTAAGTCAAAGTCACTTGACTCTATGTATGCTGTAAAGTTACTGCCATCATTGCCATGACCTTTTTCATGATTGTAAATGTAGTTAAGATTGCTTGAATCATTTTTACTTGCAGCTATAGGAAAGTCTAGTATAGATGCTTCATCCCATGCAGTTCTTGTAAAGTCATCATCGGTTGTACCAATGCTCCATACATTCTCTAAGTAGTTATATAAAACATATTTATCTATTTCTGTATTAGTGCCTGATGGATAGAACCACATTACTTCATTAGCAATGTTATTGACTGCTGCAAATACTTTAAATGATTGCCCTTGATTGAGATCGGATAAAACATAATCTAATACTGTGCATGGTATTTTTTCAGCAGAGCCTGAGTAAGCATAAAATCCACCACTGTCCATAAAATAAACTCTGTTGTTAGCACTTACTGCTGCGTTAGGTCCTATAAGAGATGGACCTTCTGCTACTTCTGTAAATGAAAATATAAATGGTTCTCCGACAAAACGCATAGAAACTATGCCTACATCGGTCCATATAAGTATTTCTTGTCTAGTTCTAAGTGCTCCAATAATTTCAGAGCCTGATGATAGTTGTACACCACCAGCTTGATTGGTTGCTGTAGGTGTCCAATCTATGGCACTTTCTCTGTCAGAAAATCTAACAAGCAAAGGGTCTATAGCAGTTGTACCTATAGGATTACAACCAAAAGCAATACAATGTTTATCTACATCAGAAGTCATAATTTGTATTACATTTGTTGGCACATCACTAGCGTTGGTTTCTGCTGATAGCAAAGTAGCTCTAGTGGTCAAACCATCTGATTCATCCCAAAAATATATTGGTCCACCTCTAGGTGCAGCAATAGTATCGTCACCAAAATTATCTATAGTCCATAGTCTAAGTTGATTTGTTAAAGATAGATCAGCTTTTGAACCAAATGTTCCAGAACCCCAAGGACTTACACCCCAACCAGTGCTTTTAACATAAACATCTAATCCTGAATTAATTTGATAAACACCATCTACTCCTGAGCCACCATTACCAGTATCACTAGAATTAGCTGATACAGCATTTCCATTAGAATCTTTTGCTGTAAATGTATAAGTATTAGCATTTGCAACAGATGTAATTTGATATTCTTGATTTAAAACAGCAGCAGTAATGTTACCTCCGCTACCTAAAGTAGCAGCTCCTGCTATTGTTACAAAATCTCCTTCAAGTGCTCCATGATCATCATCTGTAGCTGTTATTGTAGAGCCGTTTGCTACTGAAGCAGAAAATACAATACCATTAGTAGTTGTTGCTCTAATAGGATTTATATCGTAATAAACATCTCCATTAAGAACATAAAGTTTTTGATGAGTGCCTAATACTATAAATTGATCTCCATCAATAGCTTTGTATGGATACATTTTTCTACAAGTTCCAATAAAATCTCCAAGAGCAAATTTATCCCAGCCACCTATTCTTTCAGGTTTGCCTTTTCTAAACCTTACTTTGTCGGCATCAAACCAACCATATTCATTACTGTAGTTAGTGCCTTCTTTATTAATTCCAGGTTTAAAAACATATTTTGCTAAAGGCATTAGACTTCACTCCAATCTTTTCCTTCAAACATTAATGCTTCTGCGTTACGCCTTCTAATCAATCCTTTTAAGACTTCTCCACCTGCTTTGTTCCATCGTTTAATTTGAGTTGGAACATCATCGTGCTTACCTTCGTTTAATACTCTAAGCATAGTGCTAGAATTTAGATTGGTTGGTCCTAAGTTATATGTCCAAGAAACTAAAGCATCAAATTCATTTTGTTTTAAATCTACTTTAACTGCTATATCTACATCATTACAATATTCTTGTAACTCATGAACTAACATAGACTCTGCTTCTTCTTTTGTAATTACATCGTTTTCTTTTACATCTTTAGTATGACCATAACCAATAGTCCATACACCTGCAGCACATTTGTATGCTTCAAGCTCACAACCTTCAAACTTTTTAATTAATGATATGCCTTCTTGCGATATATTCATTAGTCTTTATCAGGTGTGTTTGAAGCACCAAAGTAAAAACTAATTACAGCACTCGCCAACCCACCTAAGTAACCAAGCACTAAGTTAATTAATGCTTCGCTGTTTTGCTCTGGTGGTTGTAATGTTACTAAAAAAATGTAACCCATAAATCCACCAACAATAACTATGCCCATAATCCTAGCAGTCCAATCTTTGCTAAACTTACCACGAGCGTCTTGTTTGTCTGCTACTTCTAGCTTAAATACATCTACTTCAAGCTCTTTCATTTGTAGCTCAAAGCCTTGCTCTGCTTTTTTAAGCTCTAACATTTGTTCTGGGGTAGCTGCTTGTATTGCTTTATTAATAGATTTTGGGTCTGATTGGCAACCAAGTACCCCAGCTATAACTGATGCTGCCTGACCACCTAATGGTCCACCTAATGCTGAACCAAGCGTAGGAGCTAAAGCACCTACAACATTTTTAATTAAACTAAATTTCATATAATTATCCGTTTAAAGGATTGTCATCCTTGTTTTCTATTTTATTTATATTTTTTTCTAAGAACTGTAAGTCAGCCTTTATGGTAGCTATGTCAGTTTTAATTTCTGTAACATCAGGTATTGCCAAGCTATCTATAGATTTATTAATGTACTCTACAGATGTTTCTATTGCTGCAAAGCGTTCTTCAATAAGCTGTTGTGCTGATTCAGTATCACCTATGCCACCTATCTGAGCTTCAAGGTTATCAATTCTATTAACATAGGTTGCTCCTGTGTAGCCAAACCCAGCGAGAGTTGTAACTATTCCTGCAAGAGCTATTAGTTGTGTTGTTTTATTTTCAAACCAATTCATAGCTATCTCCAAATATTAGGTTGATCATTCATCATCTGACTTAAACCTTTTAAATTATCATTTACCAGTCCATAGAAAGCACTGGTGTTGTCATTTAGTGTAGCAGATGAGTATATAGATTGACTAGAATACCAGTCTGTAGCATCAGACATAACTATTTTTTCATAATTATTAAATGCAGGAACATAGCCTATTAAAGCTATAAGTTTTGACTCATCTCCATACTTACCTGTTTCTTCTTGTTGTTGTTCTTGTTCTTCTTGTTGTGCTTCTATATTTGCAGCAATAATCTTATCTGCTATTTGATCTGCTTCTGATGTTGTATTTATGTCTGAAGATGCAATGTTTATTTCTGCTTCAACTGAAACTACAGCTACATTTTGTACAACAGTAGAATCACCTGCTGACACATTATCATTACTTATAGTATTGGTTGTTGATGAGGTTTGAATACCTGCGGTACTAGACATAGATAGAACTTGATTTGTTTGTGCAGAAGCACTGGCATATTGATCTGATGAACTAGGAGAACTTGAAGTGCTTATTCCACCTGAGCTGTTTTGAGAAGATTTATTTGAGCTAATGTTAGTAGTTGCACTAGAACTTTGAGAGCCACCAGTAGCTTGTGAGTAACTCTGATTTGCAGTTTTTACTCCATTTCTTACTACATTAAGAGCTACAACCATTAATTTGTTTTTACCAGTAGGAGATTCATTTTCTACTGCT